GTCGCGGATTCCGTCAGCACCAACGTTCTCGCCTCGACCGATACCTACACGGTGACGACCGGCGCCGCCTTCGTGGCGGGGCAGGTCATTCTCGCCTCCGGCTTCACCAACAGCGCCAACAACGGCGTCTTCGTCGCGCAGGCCGGCACGACCGCGACCGCCGTCGTCGCCCCGGCCGCGCCCGGTCTCGTCGACGAAGCCGTGCCGCCCGGCACGGCGCGGCTGAAGGCTGTGGGCGTGCAGGGGGCGGCCGGCGATATTGTCGCGACGGCCTCCGGCCTCACGTCGACGACGCTGAACTTCACGACGCTGGACCTGTCGGTCGGGCAGTTCGTCAAGATCGGCGGGGCGGCGGCCGGGACGCAATTCGCGACGGCGGCGAACAACGGCTTCGCCCGCGTCACGTCGATCGCCGCCAACGCGCTCGGCCTCGACGAACTTCCGACTGGATGGGGCGCCGACACCGGAGCGACCAAGACGATCCAGATCCTCGTCCCCGACTTCATCAAGAACGGCGTGACGATGCTCACCGCGACGATCGAGCGCGGCTTCATGGCGCACGTGCCGCCGACCTATCTCGTCGGCGTCGGGATGCACGTCGACCAGATGAAGCTGAACATGGGGCTGAAGGACATCATCAAGGGCGAGTTCTCGTTCCGCGGCCTTTCGTCTCCGCTGCCCTCGACGACTTCGCTCGACGACACGCCGATGGACGAGACGACCGATCCCGTCATGACCGCGAATGTCGACGTGACGCGCGTCACGCTGGACGGCGCCACGGCGGTCGGCCCGAACTGGCTCCAGTCCGTCGAGCTGACGCTGAACAACAACCTGCGCGCGATCGATGCGATCGGCTCTGACACCGCCGTCGACATCGCGGCCGGCGAGTGCGCCGTCTCGCTCAAGACGGAGGTGATCTTCGGCGACAAGACGTCCGTCGACGCCTTTCTCGCCGGCACGCCGCTGCGCGCCTCGTTCGCGATGAAGAAGGCCGGGCGCGGCGTCATCATCCACTTCCCGCGCATGATCCGGATGAACGGCGGCAACCCGAACGCCACGGCGAAGAACACCGACGTCAAGATGTCGATGGAGGCGATGGCGTCGAAGGACGCGGCCACGTCGGCACACATCATCATGTGCAGGTTCGAGTATCTGCCGTAACGGCGGCAGACACGCGGCCGGCCCCGCGTGCGTGATGCGATGGCGCTCGGCCCCGGCCGGCTCCGTCGCGATGGGGCGGCCCGCCGGGGGCCGCCCCTGACCCCCGGCGATCAAGATGACCAAAGTTTCTCTCCGCAGCCTCACCGTCAACCTTTCCGCCGAGCGTGATGGCGACTGGCAGGACGCCGCGCTCATTCCCGGCGTGTCGTTCAAGGTCCGCTCGACGAACTACGCGCCCTACGTCGCGGCGCGGTCCAAGGCGTTGCAGGAGCTTCAGAAGAAGTATCCGACCGGCGATGTTCCGCCGGATGAGACGGCGGCCGTCTTCGGCGGGCTTCTCGCCGACCATCTGCTTCTCGATTGGCGCGGCTTCGACGCCGACTACTCGCCGGACGAGGCGCGCGCCGTTCTGACCGACGAGACGTTCCGCCCGCTGCGCGAGGCGGTCGCTACCTGCGCCGCGATGGTCGGACAGCGTGACATCGAGTTCGTCGAGGACGCCGCAAAAAACTGAGAGCGGCGTTCCGTGCGCAACTTGACGGGTCGACGGGCGCGCTCGCCGACCTGATCGAGCTGATGCGGGAGAGCCCGGAAGCGGCGGGCGTCTTTCACGCACGGGCCGCCGAACTGTCGGCCGCCGCGCCGGACATTCCGGAGTGGGCGGCGATCTACTTCGCGGCGTGGTCGAGCCTTCGCGATGACAGGGCGCACACGCCGTCAGGCGCCATCGGGCAGATCTTCTACTCGTCGATTTCCGCCTACGCCCGCGACGCCGGGCTGATCGGAGACGACGCGCGCCTGTTCCAGACCTTCGTCCGCGCGCTCGACGCCGAATATGTCGCGTGGGTCAACAAGCAGATCGCAGACCAAATGGAGAGCCTGAAACGTGGCTGACTCGGTAAAGCTCTCGTCCCTCCGCGTGACCGCGGACATGGATGTGAGCGGCTATGTGCGCGCGGCCGGCGAGAAGTCGGCGGCCGATGCGCGAATGGCAGAGTCGAGCCAGGCGCTCGGGCGCGCGCTTGCTGCGGCGGACGCAGCGTCGGACAAGGCCAGCACCGCGGCCGTCAAAATCAGCCGCGCATGGATCGACGGCTATTCCCCGGCGCAGACGTTCGAGAAGTCGATCCGCGCGATCGGCCGGGCGCTTGACACTGGAATGGACCCGGCGCGCGCCGCCGCCGCCCTCGACGGGCTCTATCGCAAGTTCGGCATGGTCGCCGATGGCGCGGCGCTCGCCAAGCAGGGCTTCGTCTCGCTGGCGCCGTTGATCGACCAGCAGACCGCCCGGCTGAACGCGCTGAGCGAAGTCGCGCGCCGCGCGGCCGACGTTCAGGCGCAGGTTCAGCGCGCCGCCGCGATGCAGACCGGCATCGACAGCCGACTTGGGATCGGGCGTGAGACTTACAACGCGCGTGGATCGTCGGCAGTTTTCGAGGCGGAGTTCGCCAAGCAGGCAGCGGCGGAAGTTGCGACGGTCGAGAGGGGAATTCGGGCGTATCATGACCTCGCGACAGCTAGGCGTGCCGCCAATCAGGAACATACGAACTGGATTGGGGGGCTGCGGGCCGGCGAGGCGGGGGCGGCTTTTCAGTCAGACCTGAACTCGCGCTTGGGCGTCTCGTCGACCGCGCGTTCCGCTGCGGCATCTAGCGCGGCGTTCCAGGAGCATTTCGCCGAGCAAGAACGCCTTGCGCGCGCGCAGGCGCAGGAATTTGAGACGGTAGAGCGTGGGCTGCGCGCCTACCGGGAAATGGCGGCCGTGCGCCTGCGCGACGCTGAGGCGATCCGCGCTCATAGGGATGCCCAGCGTTCTGCCGAAGCCGGCTCCGCCTTCAACAGTGACCTCAACGCACGGCTTGGCATTGGCCGTAGCGCGACCGCCTCCGGCGCGACCGTAGATGCCTTGCGCGAGCAGGCCGTCGAGCAGGAGGGCCTTGCCGCACGCGCCAAGGCCCTGACTCAATCGCATCTCCCGAAAGTCGCCGAGATGGAGCGCAACGTCGCGCTGCGCAAGGAGATCGTCGGCCTAGAGAAGCAAGGGCTGATCACGCGCGCGGCGGCGGTCGAGATGCTGTCGACGGAGCGTATCCGCCATAAGCAGAGCCTCGAATCCATCGATGGGATGAGGATCGCGCAAGGCAAGTATGCCAGCGGCGTTGGCCTCGCGCGGCATGAGATGGTCAACCTGTCGCGCCAGATCCAGGACGTGGGCGTTTCGCTGGCGTCGGGACAGTCTCCGTTCACGGTGCTGATCCAGCAGGGAACGCAGATCGGCGACATTCTCGCGTCTTCGAGCGCGTCCATGAAGGCCGTCTTCCTGAACAGCGCGGCATGGGCCGGGCGCTTCGCGCTGTCGGCGGCTGGTGTGACGACGGCGGTTCTCGGCATTGCGGCGGCGGTCGGCTATCTCGGCGCGTCCTACTCGTCCGAGATGCGCAAGATCGACATTGCGCTGATGGGGCGCGGGCGCGGCTCTGGCCTCACGGCGTCCGGCGTCGACGCCATCGCGCAGCGCGCCAGCGGCCGCATGTCCGTTTCGGAAAGCCGCGGCGTTGCGACGGGCCTCGCGGCGACCGGCGTGATCGACCGCAGCCTGATCGAGGGGCTGACGAAATCGGCGTTCCCGATGTCGATCATGACGGGCGGCAGCGTCGAGGACGCCGGCAAGGCGTTGGCCGACGCCTTCAAGGATCCCGCGAAGGGCGCCGACACGCTGAACGAGCGCCTTGGGTTCATGAACGGCGCGCTGCGCGACTACATCCGCAATGCGGTGGCGAGCGGTGATCGGACGGCCGCGCAGAAGGCGCTGTTCGACGCCATGATCCCGACGCTGAGCAGCGCCGAGCAGAAGGTCGGCGCGCTGTCGCGTGCCTGGAATTGGCTGGCGAACGCGGCAAGCAATGCCGCTGATGCAGTGGGGCGCGCTGTTGGCGGGGAGGCAACGCTGGAGGCGCGACTTGCGGAAGCGACAGGGCGTCGCCTCGCGCTCGAAGCGACCGCTCGCGAGGGTTATCAGGCGAAGTTTTTCGGCGGGCAACTCAACATCGCCCGCCAACAGGAGGCATATCTTCAGGAGGACATTCGCCGTCGCTCGCTGCTCACGAACAAGGAAACGCGCGAGCAGGCCAGCAACACGCTCGGCATTCAGGCCAACGACGCGATCCGTGGCCTGATCGACGACATCGGCCGCCTCGACAAGCTGCGGTCGGACAAGAGCCTGATCGAAAAGCTGATCGGCGATCCGGCGGCGCTCGAAAAGTCAGGGCGGACGGCGCAAGAGGCTTGGCAGGCCCTCAACCAAGTCACCGCCGCGCTCGACGGCTTCAAGACGGCTGCGCAGCGTGCGTCCGAAGATGGCGCGTTGCAGGTGCGGTCGATCATGGCGATCACGGTCGCCGACAGGGCGGCGGTCGAAGCTGATCGCGCCCGCCTCGAGGCGATCCGCGCGCTGAAGGGCGAGACGACGGCGGCAGTCGAGGCTGAGAACGCCCGCGCGCGGGTGATCGCCGAAGCGAACCGGCAAATCCGCGACGGGCTGCGCGACGCGCTGGCGCAGTCGCGGCTTGTCGGGCTCCCGGAAGGCCCGCGCCGGATGCAGGAGCTGCGCAACCGACAGGAGCAGGAGCGGCTGACTCTGAGCACGGCCGGAGCCGGCCCGTCGTGGGGTTCCTATGGGCCGCAGCTTCCTGTCGCGCTGCCTCGCGGCGCCGCCGGGCTCGATCTTGAGTTCCAGCGCCGCCTGTCCGCGTTCTTCGCGGCGCTGCCCGGCCTGTCGATCACGTCCGGCTTCCGCACGTTCGAGCAGCAGGCCGCGCTCTACGCGGCCAAGCCGGGCTGGGCCGCGCCTCCCGGCCGGTCGAACCATGAGCGCGGGCTGGCCGCCGATCTGGCGCTCGGGCCGGGCATGACGTGGGAAGAGGTTCACGCACGCGCGGCTGAGTTCGGGCTCCGCTTCCCGATGAAGGACCGCGCCGTTCGGCCCGAGGCGTGGCACGTCGAGATGGCGCGCGGCGCTACGCCCGGCGGGCTTCCCGCCAACGACAACATGCTGTCGCGCAAGCAGTCGCTCGAGGCGTCGACGCTGGCGCAGGAAATGCAGATCGGGCCGATCCTCGCCGCCGAACAGGCGTTGAAGGGGCAGACCGCGACGCTCGATCTCTATCGCCAGAGCGTCGGCGCGACGGCCGAAAAGCAGGCGTATCTCGACGAGAAAATCAAGCTCTACGGCGAATACGCCCGCGCCGGGATCGAGCCGACCGAAGCCATCCGCGCGCGCATCGAGGCGCAGGCCGTCGCGGCTGGCAAGGCGGCCGAGCAGTTCCGGCTCATCGCGTTCGAGCGCAAGCAGGCGGACGAGTGGAAGTCGTTCGAGGTCGATGCGACGAAGGGCTTCGTGCATGACGTCGTGAACGGCCTTCGCCAAGGTGAGAACGCTTGGAAGGCGTTCGGCAATGCGGCTGTGAACGCGCTGAACAAGATCGCGGACAAGGCGATCGACTCGCTGCTCGAGCGGCTGTTCGCCACGACGAACGGAGGCGGTGGAATTTTCGGGGGCCTGTTCGGCGGGCTGTTCGGCGGTGGCGGAAGCCTTCTCCCGGCGTCCGGCGCGATATTCGCCAACGGCGCCGCCTTCTCATCCGGCCGCGTCATCCCCTTCGCGAACGGCGACGTCCTGTCCCGCCCGACCGTCTTCCCGATGGCCGGCGGCAACGTCGGCCTGATGGGCGAGGCCGGGCCTGAAGCGATCATGCCGCTGGGGCGCGGGCGCGACGGAAAGCTCGGCGTTCGCATGGCCGGCGGGTCAGGCGGAATG